AATTGAATCATCATTATTTCCAGTGTCGTTTTGGTGAACTGCTTCGCCTTCTTCGTCTGATTCAGTTTCGTTTTCTTCTGCTTCTAATTCAGAATCAACGATGTCTTTAATAATGTCTTTTAAGTCTTCGATAGATAAATCAGCTACTGATTTTTCTTCTTCTTCGCCTTCTTCACCTTCTTCAGATTCTTCATCTTCAGTTGGTTCTTCTTCATTTTCTTCTTCGGATTCTTCATCTTTTTTAGCTTCGTTAATTTCATCATCATCACCTTCTTCAAGTTCTAATTCTGCTAAAAACTCATCTAAATTCAATTCTTCTTCCATAGTGTCTTTACCTTCTTCTTCATAAGAAGGAGCAGCTTCTTCAATCTTCTTTTCTTCTTCATCTTCATCTTTTGCCATTTCTTCTAATTTAGAAGCTAACATTGATTGTAAATGAGGAGTTAAAGATTCTTCAAGAGCAGCTTTGGCATTTGCTAATGCAGCTTCACGCACTTGTTTTGCGTCAGCAATAGCTTGCTTAAACAATTCTTTGTTTGTCATTTTGTCCTTAAATTTAATTTCGGAAATAAGCTTATTAGAATGGAAGCTTAATAGTGGGTTTGTATAATACCTGAACTACAATAAGAATGGGTAGTCCATTTTAGGCTACCCATAAATATATGTAGATATGAAAAACCGCGAAGGGTTTCAATATGTTTAACAAAGAGGGCAAACGCCTGTTGCATTACAGATAATTTCTGTAACCAACCCACTAACTTTACTATAATCTTTTGATAATTGTTGTTGTTTTCCTTCAGCTAATTTCATATATGCGTTAGGTGTACTTGGTACTGATACCAAATCCCAGCATAATAATTCGAAATCATCTTGTACTTCAACTGTTTCACCTAATTGTTTAACACTACCCATACCTCTTGATGAGATACCTAATGGGATGCCGGCTAATACAATTTCTTGCGCAATTTTACCTGCAGGTGTGTTTAATAACATTAATTCACCCATAACATCGTTTCCTTCCCACCAAACCTTTGTGATTAAGTGCGAAACGTTATTTAAGTTAATGATACCTGACTCTGGGTGGTCTAATTCACCTGTAGATGTTCTAGAAGCAATAGGACCTTTTGTATAAACGTCTACTTGCTTTTTAAGAATGTCCATAGGATAAACACGGCCATTACCGTTTTTAACTTCAGCTTCCTGAAGTTTACCTTTAACATACATTCTTCCGTCACCATTACCTTTACCTTCAGTTAAGGATAACTTAGCTACGTGAAATGGAATATGATCTACTAATAATTGTTTCATTATTTATTATTTTCTTACAAATTTGTTTGACCAGGTTGTACAACACTTGTTGAAGATGTTTTAACAGTAGTATTTACTTTTGCTAATCTGTAAAAATACCATAATCCTTTACTCTTATAATCATCTTGTTTATATATATCTCCGGGGTTGATAGCACCTGTAACTTGTTTAGCAGTCCATCCTCTTTTAAGTATAGGACCATTATAATCTGAAAATTGGAATTTATTAATTATTGACTCTGCTTTAGATACCATCTTTGGGTTTACATGCACAGTTAACATTTGAGTTTCTGGAGTTTGGTATACTTCAAATAAAACTGCATTTGGATTTTTTTGTACTATATCCAATTGTTGTGGAGTTGCTATTTGCATTGTAACTAAAGTATCAAATCCAGCTTCTTTAAATCTTTTATCTAAATCACCACCAAATAATTTAATATCTTTATTTAATGCTTCGTTTAATTGATTTTCTTCTTCAAGAACTTCACGAACGATAGTTTCTAATGTTGCTTTAAATTTTTCAAAAGCAGCACCTAAATCTCTTTCACCAGTTCTAAATTGAGATGGTTTTGGAGTTAAGATATAAGCAATTTTTATTCCTGTATCTTCATCTTCATCAACATCTTCTTCAATATCAAATTGAATTGATAATTTTTCAGCTACACCTTCTGGTAATTTTTCCCAATATCCGTATTTTAATACAGCATCCTCATCGTGGTTTTGTAATGTAATATCACCTGAGAATTGTTTTAATTGATTGTTTAAATCAATAAATTGGGCTGCTTGTTTTACAGCGGCATTTGGTTCTTCATTTGGAGCTAAATTTAAACCTGTTTCGTCTAAATTTTCTTGAAGATTATTTGTAATAAAATCTTTACCTATATTAAAATTTTCACCTTTTACTGTAATCTGACCATTAAAATCCTTTTTTGAAATTTTAGCATACCCATATTCCTTTTCACGAGGACTTCTAGAACCAGCACCTGCTTGTCTATACTTAGAATTAGGAGTTAATGTGAAATCAATTTCGAAATATTCAGGAGTGTTTTCAGTTACTGTAAATTGAAGTGAAGATCCAGTGTCGCCTTGATTTTGTCCAGTCCCACCGTATACTTTTTTAGTATCTAATTCTTCATTAGTTTCTTCTTGAGATTCTTTAACAATTTCTTTAACTTTTTTCATACCGTTTTCGGTATCAACGTCGCTAGATTTTTTTGCTTTTTTAACTTTAATTTTTTCAGGTTCAACTGAATGTCCTGATAAAGCTAATTGGCTATAGTAAGAAGAATTTTTCTTCAAATTAGCGTAAACAGTTTTTTTAGCTTTTTCAACATCACCATCATGTTTAGCTACTTCAACTTTTAAACCTAAATCAACCTCAACTGGGTTACAGTTATGGTTTTCACTTAAAATACCTTTGTTTTTAAGGATTTTAACTGAATCGTCAAAGTTAGTTACGTTAGTAATGTATTGAGGGAAAGTCATGCGAATATTTCTCATGAAATTCGCTTTAGATAAATTTCCTTCAATTAATTGGTTGTATTGATTTTGTATACTTTTCATTATGTCTTGTTTTAATCGCCTGTGTATTTACCAAATGCTGTTTGAACACCACCATTAGGACCATATCTATCTTCATAGTCAGCTTTAGCTTTAGCTTTTTCTTCTGGTGTTCTTTTGTCTACTACTGGAGTGTGTGGTTTATCTTCCATTGGTTTTAACTCAGCAGGTACTCCATCGATTACAATTTTTTCTGGGTTTCCAATATAGTTCTTTATTCTTAAAGATGGACCACCATCTGCAGGAAAGAAAGCTCCTGCTGCAGGAACTATTTTAATAATTTCTTTTCCATCTACTGTTACTTTTTTACCAGCTTCAAGAGCAGCTTTTGCTGATTTTAAGATAGCATTAACATCACCACTTGAGAAAACAGCCTCTTCAACTATTTCTCTAACTAATGAACGCAATTGTGATTCATTTAAGTCATTTGTTGTATCAGCTTTAACTTCTAAGCCAGCTAATTTTTGCATTCTTTTAGCTTCGTTAATATATTGTTTCATATTTTATAATTTTATCTTCCTTGACCTCTGTATGTCTTTGGTTTTGGAGTGTGTTTGTTATAAGATTTTTGTGCAGCACCTTGTTTGCGCTTACCAAAAGATACCTTTTGGGAATTTGAAGCAGATTTAGCTTTTGCCATTATTGGTTTAAATTTTTAATTTTATTATTAAGTTGGTTAACCATTTCTGAAATGTTAGCAACATTCTTTTGTGTTGCTTTCCAATACTTAATTCCATCTTCTCCTTCGCTTAATTCTTGCTTCATACGAGATGTATATTCAACAATACGATCAATTTCAGACAATTTACGTTTTACTTCACGAATTGCCTTATGTAATTGCTCAGATTTTGTTCTGAATGTTACTTCTTTTTTGAATTTGCCGTAAGATACTTCACTAAGTATACCAGCTTCAATCATATCATTTAATTTCATCTCTTTTATTTTTTCAAGTTTACTAGGCATTACATTTGTAGCAGGTAATCCTTTAAGATTTTTTAGTCTAACCAAACCATTAGAAAGAATACTTAATACTTCCCACTCTTGGTTTTCATATTTAACTTTATCACCTACTTTAAATTCACCCACAGTTTCAAATATTTTTTTATAATCAAACATTTTTGAGTGTTTAGGTAACGTTAAGTCAGCTACCGTCCAACCCATTTTCTTTAAAAATTTTACTGCTCTGTTTTCTCCTTTTGCTTTTTTTCCAAATGCAAATGGTGTAGCATAGTTTTCACCGCTACCTGCACTAAAAGAAGCACCACTGCCTGTTGCATTTTCCTCGTTCATCATTATTTCACGAGCGTATGCTTTAATGGCAGATTTTAATGCTGCTCTTTTATTTTCGTCCATTCCTTCTTTTTTAATTAAATCAACTCTATTTGCAAATATACCTGTGTGAAATTTTGTAATACTATTTTTTAACACAGCATATAACATATCAACACCTTTAATAATTGGTTGTATCCATCCTATAAAAGACTGAAAACTAACTAATTTAGTAATTAAAGTTTGCAATCCATTTTCAGATAAAAATGAAGTTATATAGTTTTTTACAGCATCTGGAGTAAGACTTGACATTTTGTCTACTATATACTCTGCAATAGCTCCAATCCCTGTTGCTGCTAAAAACTTTTGCCAACCTGTAAGACTAGTAATTTTTTCTACTACATTATTAATCTGAGTTATTAAACTTTCTAATCCTATTTTATTTAAAAGAGCTGTTAATCTAGATAATGTATTTCTTTTAAAATTATACCACACATCATCAGAAAAACGTTGTAATATTGTTGGGTTTGATATTACATTTCCTACAACAGCAGCTGCTTCTTTCCAATCATGGATTGTATCAACTACTTTATTATACTTTTCTTGAGCATATGCTTTTACACTATCCAAGAATGCTTCTTGTAATAGTTGTTCTTGTAAAAGTTTATTTTCTACGCTCAATTCCATTATTTATATCCTAACTTAGTTAATACTTGATCAACTTGACTTCTAACAGTAGATTTGCTAATTTTTCCTGGTTGGAATCCTAAAGAATTAAACCAGTTTTCAAAAGCTCCAGGAAATTCCTGAACACTATTAATATTTTTAGATTTACTAGCTACAGTAGTTGCAGATGCTTGTGCTTTACCTAAAGCAGCAACATCACTAGGTACGGCTGCTGTTGGAGCAGATGGAGCTGGCGCTCCTAAAGGTGCTAATTCCTGTATGCCTGCTAATTTTTGTAATCTATTCATTTTATTTAACGGTTTTTATTTCAGCTACTAATTGTTGATAAGTCAATAATGAAATGATGTCTTCATCTTTCACACTCTGATTCTTATCTAATGGTTTAATCAAGTTAACTACCTCGTTAATTTTGATCTTAATAGTACTATCTTGAATAGTTTCAGTTAATTTACCTAATTCTTTTCTAATACCATCTATTTTGATATTAACGAATTCTTTTAATTTTGTAGTACTAGACACATTATTAATGAATTCTTTTAATACTGCTTTTTGTTCTGGTTGTAATTCACCATACTTTTCGTTGAATTTTTCAACTAACATCTTGTAAGCTAATATACGAGTGCCCTTATCCATTGCACTGTATTCTTCCATTACACGATCTTTAACTTCTTCTTTATTTATTTCTTTACGAGTAATATGTTCAAGTAAAGTTACTTTATTATCAATAACACTAGCTGGATCAACAAATTCTAATGTAGAATATGCTTCCATTAATGTATAAATAGCAGCGTGTTGCTTGTAATTATTTACTTTAGCTTTAAAGAACTCTTCTAGGTTATAATGCGACTTAAGTTCTTTAATTAAGTTGTACTTTTCCTTACGAAGAGCAGTGCGGTTTAGACGGCCGTGTAATTCTAGAGTTGTGTTGATCAATGATTCAGCTTTACCCTCAGATATAGCTTTATTAGCAATTAAAGTTTGATACAATTTGTATTCCTTTGCTAGCTCAGATTTACTAAAATACTTTTTAATCAATGGCAAAGACGCAGAGTCTTTACCAGAGATTGTATCGGAAGTTACTTGTCTTAATAATAATTCAAATAAAATTCCAGTATTTTTATATTTGTTGTGTTTTATTTTCATAGAAAGTATGTAATCACTACGTATAAATATGTTATTTTTCTATACCCTTAATATTGTTTTCGTTTAACAAATCGGATTCTACCGGTTTAGAACTTTCATATAAAGTTACAGTTTTAGCTTCTGCAGCCTCTTTAGCTCTTTTTAATTCTTTTAGTGCTAATGGTGAACCGCCTTTATATGCTTGTTGTAATGGGTTTTTATCCTGCATTGCGTCCATATTGTAATCGCCTTTACCTAATGCATCTTTACCGAATGAACTCTTTTGAGTACCAAATATAGATGCTTTTTGTGTTGGACGACCAACTGGATCCTTTTCATCATATCCTACAGGCACAGCACCTTGTCCGCTTCTACCTTTACCATATAATGAAGCTAAATCATGTGGGGTACCGAATGATCTACCTGTTTTAGCTGGGTCGTTACCTTCATTTTCAACTTGTTGAAGTCTAAATGCACGTTTTTTATCTTCCAATACTAAATCACGCATTTCATCGTATTGATCTTCACTGAATTGGAATATTCTATCATAGATAAAGTCAGATGGGATTAATCCTGTATCAAGAGCATCTTTAGCAAGTGATACTTTTTCTTTCCACATTGCTACTTGTTCTTGTTGATAGATAATTGATGGAGGAGTTAAAGTTAATTCAAAACTTGTTAACTCATCACCTTCAAATCCTTGTGTATATAAGTGAATTAATGCAATTTTGTATAATTCTGATACAAGTACTTTTTGTATACGTTCAACTGTACGAGCAAAACGAATATCTTCAGCAGCTAATGTAGCTTTACCAGTTAAATCTTTTTCAAATCCGAAGAATGCTTTAGGTACCTTAAGGGCAGCTAACATTTCATCACGTAAGAAATTAACGTCTTCAATACCATTATACTCTAGACCTTTTAATGTGTCTATTTTTGTATTTTGGTTTGCACCTCTTACTGGGATAATAAAGTCTTCAAGTGAGTTCTGGATATTAAAACGTAAGTTGTAATCACCCGTTTGAGCATCCATAAATGGAGTCTTCTTCATTTTATTGGTGATACGCTCCATGTAGTTATCCACTTCATGTGCAGGTATTCCACCAACGTCTACGTAGAAGACACGCTTTTCAGGCGATCTCATAATACGATGAATTAACATCGCATCTTTCATCAATGTATATTGCTTATAAACCTTACGAGCTGGTTCAATAAATGAACGTCCATAAGGTAAATAGTTAGCATCTGCATATAATCTAAAGTGAGCAATCTCATAGTTTTCAAAACGCTTTTTCATATTACTCTTATCCATATGGATAGTAGATGCTAAGGCGTTTGGATCATATTCAAAATAAACCTCAAATGGATTTTGAGGGTTTAGACCTTCTTTTCTAGCTAACTCATATGATGATAAAGGCATAACATTGTATACCCCTACTTCACTATTAATTTCTAAGAATAAATAGAAATCACCATATTTACACATCTGGCGAGTCCAAGGCCAAAGGTTAAATTCAATATTTAAAATATCGTAGAATAAGTTATAAAGTACTCTTTGTACTTTTTCGTTTGATGAACGGATTTGTAAAATCTCACCCGCCTCATTTTTTAATGTAGTTTCATCAGACACGATATCAAGAGCAGAAGCGATAATAGATTCAGAATCCATCGCTTCATAGTCATTATATAATTGTGTTCTTAATGTCTGATAGTTAATAGCAGGATTGAACATAGCAGACATGCTAGTTCTATGTAGACGTGTAAAACGGTCTACCAAGCTATTTGTTTGTGCACTTCCGTAAGCCTGAACACGGTCCGTGTCCATTACCTTTAATTGCCCTCCACCAACGTTTCTTATAACTACGTCAGTTGAAAACAATCGTCTCAGCCTCGAAAATAAATCTGTATTAGCCATTTTTTTATTTTAGTATGTATATCAATAAATATTCTAACCAAGTAACCATCGCGTGTCTTCTGCATTTCCGTGGATATCACTTATGTTATATGGATTACCTCCTGGTATCCATTGTCCACCTCCAAACATTTCCCCACCAGTCTTTTTAAAGTTTAATAAACTAGCTGAGGCTAAGTCACGACCCATTTGAGCGAATCGTGATGCAGTGTCACGAATAAACAATCCCATTGATAATGCTAATACCAAATCATCGTTATATCCGTTTTGCGCTTGACCTTTACCATGCATCCAAATGAATACTCTTAATTCCTCAAGTAAACGCTTTGAATAAAAAGTAAATGATCTATCTCGAAGGTACGACTCCATTTTGGAGATAACAAGTGGTCTTGTCTTTGCTGATGTAGTAAATCCAGGAACTGTTTGTCCTGAGTCTAATTTGGATAGATATTTGTCAGCACTCAATTCCCCGTATGAGCGAGGTGAATAGTATAAATTGCTATATTCTCTGTCTATAATAGTATTTACAACATCCCAACCGATATTAGCATTTTCCACCACTAAAAGCGCATTATTATATTCAGTAGCTACCGATACTAACATGTTTCCGTACTCACGTGTACCAATTTGTGACTTAAACTCAGCCACCTGTACACATGACTCAATATCAATAACTTGAAATGAAGAATAGTCACTTCCATCACCACGAGCAACGTCAGCAGACACAATATAATTTTTATTGTAGTCAGGATACTGCCATATCCAAAAGTCACCTCCCATAAATCTACGTTCAACAGGATCCATAATAAATCCTTCGTAGTATGCTAAAGTTTCAGGGTCTACTACTGTAGCTCCTGATCCTAAAAAGTCACAATCATATTCCTGCGCGAAATCTCTCGCAGTCATATTTTCTTTTTCATTTATTATCCAAGCATTATCTCTATCAGGGTGTACATCCCATTTTAATTGAATTGGAATAAAGCTATTTTTACTTAACTCTGCTTCAACCCAAGTTTTATGGAACCAGTTACCTACACCATTTGGAGAAGATAATGCTACGCAACCTCCACCCGTTGAAATTGTAGGTTTAATTGCGGTGTATATCTTATCAATACCTTCAATGAAGGCAGCCTCATCTATAATTAACCAAGATACAGCAAATGAACGACCAGCATCACTTGATGCTGATGTTGCTTTAATAAAAGATCCGTTTGCTAATTTTAATGATGTTTGGTTTGATGCTACAGGTTTAGCTCCTCTTAACCATGAAGGTAAGTTATTATACATGAATTGAACCTTCTCAACCATGTTTTGTGCTGTTAATTGCTTAGTTGCAATACAAAGTACAGCTTTATCTTTATGAAATAACATTAACCATAAAGCATAACCAGCACATAAGGTAGAGATACCTAACTGACGAGATTTATTAATAATGTTATAATCATTGCTTCTAAAGGAATGTAATACTGCCTCCTGAAATGGATATAGATGAAATAATATTCTACCCTTTATTGGATGGGTAATAAAACAATATTTTCTAAAGAAATGAACAGGATCTGAAGCACATTTAATGTATTCCTGTTTAATTATGTCTTTTATATTTTGTTCACTCATACACTATTTGTTGTATATAAATATATAAAAAAAGCTCAATCTTACGATTGAGCCTTAGTTATGTGGGGATGTGAATTTTTAAAATTTTCCTGATGTAACTTGTTCTGCGCTTAATGGCTTTTCTGTATAGTTAGGACCATCATAGTTAGGCAATTTACCTGGTTTGTATACGATCATTGTGTTTGGATCGTATTTTTTCTTTTCTAATGTTGGCATACCATCATCTAAACGAGATTCAACATTACCTGTTTGTGTGGTAATAATCTTTTGTTGAGGAAATTCTCTTTTACCGTTTTCTATAGCTTTTAACCATGCTTTAGCATATTTGTCTCCATCTGGAGTATCTGGGTAACATACTATTTTGCCTTTGTAGCTAGCTTTTGATAGATAAGCTTTAGCTCCTGCTTTAAAATTCCATCCTAAAGCAATAACATTTACACTACCTTTAGTATCTTTATCTCCACCACCAAAACCAAACAATTCATCGATATTTTCAGATTCACTGATAATACCCGCTAATTGTTGCATTCTTTTAATTTCGTTAATATATTGTTTCATGGTAATAAATATTATTTTGATAACATTAAGTAACCTAAACCGCCAATAATTATATAGCTTCCTATACGTTGGAATTTAGATTTAACTTTTAATTTTTTATATTGTAAGTCTAATTTAGTATACTGATCTTCCCAACCAGTAATTTCTTTATCTTTATTAACTAAAATTAATTTATATTTATCTTCTTTACTAATATATTTTCCGATTACACTATCTTTAACAACTATTCTTGATTCTAATGTATTGATTGAGCTGTCTTTTAATGTAATAATTTGTTTAGCACCATCTAATGCTACTAAATCCTTAGCTGCGCTTATTAATACTGGTTGTGCTACAGGTAATGGATTAAACACTGTGTCTTTAGGGTAGCGTTGATTAAATGAACTTACTAATTGATGTTCATCATAGGTATCAACTACAGCTTGATCAAATAAAACTTGTTTCTCTACTGTAATAACTTTTGTTTTTTGATGTGCTACTTTATCAGCCAATACATTATCAACATAATTTAATGAATCAATAACAGCATTATCTTTAGAGATTTCTGCGTGTAATGAATCATTTAATTTATGTAAACTATCCATTTGAGATAAAAATGCTTTATGATTAACATCAGCTCCGCATTTTTCAAATAATACACTACCTATTGCTATAATTGCAATTACAACAATAATTTTTGGTAACCATTTTTTTAATAATAACATATTTTTATTTTTTAATTCCTGCATAATATTGCATTCTGTGGATCATTGTTTCATTCACTTCATCCTCTTCCTCAGTTGGGTTTTCAATTTCAGGAGCTTCAGTTTCATTTCCTGCTAATTTTGGATATTTTTCACCTAAAGCAGCAATTCTATCTTCTAATGATTTTTTAAGAGTACGTAAACGCTCTAATTCATTTGAATTTGTATCTTTAATATCTCCTGCTCCTGATTTAGAACGTTTTGATTTTAAAATATTAGATTTAGTAGCAGCTAAACGACGCTCTAATTCTCTATAATTCAACCAAGCATCAAATTCATCTTTAGACATTTGTGAACCACTACCTGTAGTTTCTTCACCGCTTGATGGTAAACCTTCTGGTTCTTCTTCACCTGATGCTTTTGCAGCAGCGAATGATGCGTCAATATCTTCATCAGGTATTTCTTCTCTTCCTGATATACCTAATGCATCTAATTCTGCTTGTGAAAAACCACCAGCACCACCTGCTGTTGTTTCTTCTCCGCTATCTGTAGTTGTTGGTCTTGTTGTTGGACGTTGTGCAACTTGTTCTTCAGAAGGAACAATAATTCCTGCATCAACTAATTCCATAAAATCTTTATTAATAGGATTTTGTTTATTGTATCCCATTTCACCAGCTACGTTCATTTTTGAAACAGCAGATCCTGCAGCTTTAATAGCAGCAGCGATTTTTGCTTTTTTACCTGTCATAGCGGCAATTTGTTCATCAGTAACATCATCAGCTAACTGATAACGAATACCTACATTTGCCATTTCTTCTAAATCTAAAGAAGACACACCTGGTTTAGTTACTGCTTGTAATTTGAGACCTAATCCTTGTAACTTTTTTGAAATAGCAACCATTTCAGCGTCTTGTGCTGGTTTGTCAGCTGCTGATGGTTGTTTTGCTGATAATTCAGATTTTTTCTTATTTAAAGCTGCTATTTGTGTTTGTATAGCTGCTTTTGTTCTATCCTGTGCTGCTTGATCTTCAGCTTGACCTTCGTCAATAACTTCTAATAATGCTTCACGGATAATATCTTGTAGTTCAGATTTTTTCATGGTGTCTTTGTTCATATTATATGTATAAATATTATAAATTTTGTAAAATTGTAGCGATACGTTCCTCAGTTGTACCCTCTATTGTAATTAAACGTTGAGGTGGAAATTCAGCTAATGATAATTTAATAACTTCATCAATTTTACGTCTATAATGTAAATCAGTTTCACGAACACCATTATCCTCCATAGTAACACCACGAGGATCAACATAAATAACTAAATCATATTGATTACGAAGCATCATAGCTGCTTCAACAAATGTGCGTTTATCAAAATCACTGATTGATTTAGCACCTAAAGTGAATGCACATACATCCCATATTGTTCTATCTGTTAGTATATTTTCATGTAGTAATTCACTAGCACGTTCCGCTAAAAATACAAATTGACCATTTAATGATGAATCTGTATTTAATGGAATACCTAAATCACGTAAATATTTACTACGCTCAGTAGCAATATGATATCCATTGAATTGCTCTAACTCAGATAGAGCTTTTACTAATGTAGTTTTACCTACACTCATCGTCCCTGCTAATCCTATTCTCATTTATTTCTTTCGTTTATTTTTTTCATTTGACGAGCATTACGCTTATCATCTCTAGATTGCTTAGCTATCTTATTCCAATTTTTTTGCTTATCCATACCATTTTTGTATTTAATCTCTACAGAAATAGGTCCCCTAGAAAATTTATCCAAATCGAATGTCCACGTTTCCGTAGTGTCCTCGTCCTCATACGTTTTAGTATATTTACGCGGTTTTTCTTCTTGTACTATTTCTTTTGGTCTACCTCTTCTTTCTTCCATATAATAAAGATATGATTTTTACTCTGCTTAAACCCTAGCTCCTGACGCTTTACCAGCTGCTGTTTTGTAGAATGGTTGACCGTTAACGTCTTTCTTTCTATCTTCCCATTGATCTTTAGTGTACTTAAAACCAAATAACCAATACTCAGCAGCACGTTTATTTCCTTGTGGAATATAAGCGGGACCATCCCAATTGTGCATTAAGTTTTTATCATCGATATCTATAGAATAAACTATAGACCCGTCCTGTGTTTTAATTCGTTTTGTTTCTGACATTTTATTTTATTAAGTTTTCTGCAATATAAATTCCGTGTGCACCTGATACTGTAATACCACGAGCTGATAATGCATCACCAGCAAAGTGTACATTTGGATATTCGTTTAATGATAAGTCTGTATAATTAACTAATGGTTCAGGTGATAAATACTTTACTTCAGGAATGTACATTCCCCAATCATCACCAAATTCAAATACACTATTCATATTATCAATAAAATTTAAAATATAATCCGCATATTCACCCAATGCATCTTTAAATTTATCTAAAACATTTCCATCACCTATACCTGCTTTAACACGTTCACCTTCAGAAGTTAATGAAGGACCTCTATGACTATATGTAATTCCATCTTTATTTACATATGATGGAGAATAATACATTCCCATTCTACGTTCTTCACCTCCAAT